CGAAAGTACCGAACCCGCGCCCGCCGAGGCAATGTGCAGCATGAGGTACTGCAACGCTTCAGCTACGTGCGAATGTTTGTTCTTGTCAATATCACCGTCGCCCTTGGGCTTAAAGCGGTATCCACCCATCATGGCTGCCTTAAGCTGTGTACATCGGGGGTCAACAAGGAACGCTGGGTCACCGTCTACTTGCCGCATGAGGTACTCGTCTACTGCATTGATGCGGGCTGCAACGGCGTTGGTCTTAGCCGGAATAACTTTCATCCCCTCAGCTTTGATGATGTCCACTGCACTGCGCTCATCAGTCTGCGCCCGCTGGGTACCCGCTGGGTCAACGATGACGAACACCGGAGCGCCGGGGAATCGTTCGTATAGCAGGGGCTTGAGCATGGTGCGCACAAACCGTTGCACCCCCATGTCAAACGATACACACTCATCAAGTATGAGGGCACGGCCTCGTGGGTCTTGCTGCCCTAGCACCGCTGCTGGGGTTAACCCTAAGTCCATGCCAATAACGATGGGCCGAACTCCGTTGACGATAGGCCGTAGGCGTTCCTTCGCCATGTGGTAGTCTGCCCGAAAGTATTTGTACACCGGCATACCCGCACTTGACAGGCCATACTCACCGTCGATGTATACACGAATGTATTCTTCGCTACGCCCTTGCGTATCGTAGTACTCATCGGGCAGATTCTCAATATTCTCAGCGTAAGGACTGCGCCCCGAGGGTTGCTTGAACACATCCCAGCCATTGTTGTTGGCTGACACACCATCTTTTGGGTCAAGCCCCTCCATCTGGTAGTACCACCATGTATCCATTGTCGGCGGGTTAGTGTCTGCCCACATACCATGCCACGTCGGCCCACCGTCTTTGGCTGAGGGGAACCGCCCAATGCGCTTGGACATAGCATCCACGATGTCGGGGTGAATGTCGCGGCACTCGTTGAACCACGCGAAGGTCAACTCCAGTGAGTTCAGGTTGGCTACGTCATCCGCGTCGTCCAGTGCACGGAACATAATCTCACACTCTACGTCGCCCACCTTGAAGAAGTACGTCTTGGTCGTACGCATGTACGCCCCGCACTGTCCGGGCGGGAACCAATCGAGGAAGGTCTTGATCGTCGTGTCTTGCAACTGGCGTACTGTTTCACGCACCACAGCGGCCCGGGACTTGCGTATACCTTGAGCGTTGGGTTCTTGCATCGACGCTCTGCGCACAATCTCAAAAGAGCACATTACACTTTTGCCACTACCCACTGGCCCCACGATTGTGCGCATCTTGGCACTGGACGCCATGAACCTCTTGCCTGTAGGCGGTGGGGTGTAGTTGATGTCAAGCGGCATATGCTAATTCCTCGCTTGAGCTAACCAGCGCAATAATAAACTCGCGTCCGTGCTTCTTNCTTCGTATGATTCTGGTTTGGTAAGACTTCTCGGCGCGTTGTAATGCGTTTTCTACCATNATAGCTTCGCTGGCGCTACGCAGTTTTATGGCTTTAAATCCATTGTAGGTTTGGGTAAACAGGTCTTCAATGTTCGATGGCAGTTGCATCTTCAATCTCAGTAGTGGTTGCTTCAATGGTGCGTGCATCCCGAGGGTCGTTACCAAGGTTGATGGTTATCTTCACACCGCCGGTACTCTGATCCTGTGGGCCAGAATCTTTAGGTTCTAGCCCCGCCCACTTTACGGTGGACTTGATTAGGTCGGCTTTGACAGCAGGAGACACAGCGCCGTCATGGATAAGGAGCCAAGATGTGGTCAGGAGTTCCTCAGCCTGTGCGCGAGCTTTGAGTTTGAATGTCAGCCCTTTGTCCCGTACCTCGGTGCGGTAGTGCTCTACCTTCTTTAAGAATATGTGGTCGGCATTGAACACAAGAATGTCACTGGCTGTGATGCTGTGTCGCCCCATAATTTCTTGGAGCGTATCCCCGCTGCCCTCAAGGGTCAGCGCTACATCAAAGGCCAGTCGATCATTCCACTTGGTGTGATTGAGAGGAAGGTTGTCCATGAGCGCAGATTATGACAGATAGACGGATGTGTCAACCCCTAATATTGCGCACCCCCGTACCTCCGGGATTACTGCCATAACCGACATTACGTGCGCCCACAAGCAAACTACAAACGGGGGTTTAAGAACTTTGGACAACAATACAACAAGATGTTTGTGTATGCGCGATGGATACCCCGAGCACAAATTACCGGTTTAATTCAAGCTAACTTTACACGTTCTATTTTTGGGGTCGTGCTTTATGCGGGTTACTACTAGTAGGGGGGGCCGTGCGCTGCGCAATCCATGTACCCCCCCCATGTGGCCTGATGCGTCACCCTTTGGCGTAGCGCCGAGCGAATAACCCTTTGAGCATTGTGGTCATTATCCCCTAGTGAAAACGGCATACTTGACACTTATGTCAACTTATGAGAGTCTGAATTTGTCGGCGGTGATCGCATCGCTGACAGAGTAGGCGAATTGACCTACTCGCCTGCTCTTTAACAATTGGTCATACTGGAGATTCTATGTCAAATAGAACTTTTGAAGGTAAGGTGTCCGTTGTCCTAAACTCTAAGGGTGAGATCGCTATCAAGCGTGACCCCGAAGGCGCATGGGATTCCACTCAGGCCCCCGCTCTGCATACCAAAATGCTGGAATTGGGAAAAAAGAATAAAGCAAGTATCAACAAATACTCGCTGTTCTTAACCGAAGGTGGTACGGAAGCGGTCTTATTGGCTAATCGCTACGGCAACCCGTACATCGCGGTGTTACCCAAGCGTGACGACAATCAGCCCAACCGGCCTAAAGTGACCAAGTTGGCCTAAAGAGCCTTGACCCCGGGCAGTGACAGTGCCCGGGTTCTTTTTTAACCACTGGAGAATGACATGAAATACTGGATCGACGCAGATGAAGCATACCCTGTCTTTTGCCTTATGCCCGCAGACAGAACAGAAAATCTTGAAGAAGTGGTAGATGTTCCCGACGAGCTTGTGAAAAGATATGAGCGAGTATGCAAAGAATACGGTGAAGTACAGCATGAACTAGCTGCATTAATAAAATACTTCAACTGACACTGACCACTGACCCAGAGCGTGACAGGCTCTGGGTTCTTTTTTAACCACTGGAGAATGACATGAGACCATCTATTTTTTATGTTAAAGCATCTATGGAACGCCACGGGTTCTGGTATGCAGTATGGCAATACGGTGCTAAGAACTTTTGGACAATCTTTGTAGCTACCAGAATGATTAAACGTGACAGCACAGCACAAGGTGAGCACGCAAAATGGCACTACATATAAAGTAACCACTGACCCGCGAAAGCGGGTCTTTTTTTGTCCTAAAAAACCTTACATACATCACACAGCAGAACCGAGGGGGGTCACTCCTTCTGTATATCTTATATATAACCATACGTCGGGGGGTCGCGGCTCGCTTTAAAGCCTGATTACACACAGTATGAACACTTTCTCTGTAATTTCGTGGCTATAACTTTACAATAATCTGTGAATTTACAACAATCTGTAGATTATTTAGGCAAACGAGCCACTTTTTAGATGGTATAACCTTACACTTTACAATTATAAAAGCCAATGGAATCAACCACTTACAAATAATGTCCATAGAGAAACAATATATATAATCTGTATAATCTACACTTTTTATATACCCTTTCCTCAGCAAGATGCTCTCTACAATTTTTTCTTTTTGCGGTGTGCCACTTCATTTCTAAAACCACAGATTATTTAGATTGTTTAACTTGACACACCCCACAACACCAGTATTCATGCGGGTTTCAACGTGTTTCAAACAATCTGTAACACCCTAACTTGACACAGATTGTTCACCTGTGTTAGCAACATCTTTTAGATTGTTTACGCGCTTAAACAATACTTTACACTCGTATTCTCTTAGAGAACGAGGCCGCACTTGACGTTTTTTTTGGGCTGGGGTAGTCTGCCCTCAGCGGTCGGCGTTCTGCTTACCGCACTTTCAGTAACCTACTTTACAAGGAGCCTATCATGGCAATGATTTTTAAGGGTAATGTTTCCATCTTCTCCAACACCAAAGGTGAAGTCGTTGTAAAACCTGA